ACGTAATTATTATACTACTTATAATAGTAGGTATTTATGGCGTGTTAAAATAATTATAAATAATACAAGTTCACTATTGTAATACCTATTTAAGTGTGCAATAAAGTAAGGGTAGCCAATAAGGGCTACAGCCAAAAACCAGTAAAGGGGTATAAAATGGCACAAGTTAAAAACACAAAGGTTGCTAAGGCAACAACACCAGTAAAAGTAGTAACACTACAAAACACTGGCACAGCAATTACCAACGCGCAGTTGTGGGCTTTTGTAAACACCCACGCGGCAGGTAGCTTGCACAATGTACAAGTTAAGCCACTTGCAAATGTAAACCTAAACGCGGCACAGCCTGTGCCATTTGGTTTTACTGGCAAGGGCACGGGTGTACGCGCAACTATACAAAATTGGTTGCTTAATGGTGTTAACGGCAACAACAGCCTAGCCGCTATACTTAACGCCGCCAAGCCACTAGGCCACAGCACTAAAAGCCCTGTGTGCCTAATGGCAATGCTAAATGGCGGGTACAGCCCTAGCAGTGCGGTTTGGGGTACAGGCTACGTACAGCTAGTAGTACAGCCACAGCCTACAGCCAAGGCTACAGCCTAACGGCAACGGCTAGGGGTAAGGTACCCCTAGCCACCCACTGGCTACCATAGCCCACCCCACCCCCTACCACCCCCCCTGTGGACGACCTTTGGTTGTGGCGTCAGCTATAACCAAGTTCTGGATATTTCTTCGAGTACCAAAAACATTTTGCGTGGATAGTGAACTGTGCTCAACGGAAAGCCTAGATGACGTACCCCCTATAGTGTGTATTGATTATAGGTTCATTGCCCTTTGAAATTTTTCGATGTATTTATAATATATGACCCTTGACCTTACAAATGTCCCAGAAGAGCATTTAAAGAAATTCGCAAATTTATTAGACCGAGCTAAGGAAATCAGTGAATCTGAGTTAGCGCGTGAAGATTTTATGGAATTTACAAAAGTTGTTTGGGAAGATTTTATTAATGGACGCCACCATAAGATTATGGCTGAGAAGTTCAACCGTTTGGCCCGTGGTGATTTGAAGCGATTAATAGTGAATATGCCACCACGGCACACGAAATCTGAATTCGGGAGTTATTTATTACCTGCGTGGTTGATGGGACGTAAGCCTACGTTGAAGATTATGCAGACTACCCACACTGCGGAGTTGGCGTTTAGATTTGGACGTAAGACCCGTAACTTGATGAATTCGCCTGAGTACAAAAAAATATTTGATGTGGAGTTGCGAGCGGACAGTCAGGCTGCGGGACGTTGGGAGACTTCAAAGGGTGGTGAGTATTTTGCTGCGGGAGTTGGCGGTGCGGTTACTGGACGTGGAGCGGATTTGTTAATTATTGACGACCCCCATAGTGAGCAGGATGCGTTGAGCCCTACGGCTATGGAGCATGCTTATGAGTGGTATACTTCTGGCCCGAGACAGCGTTTACAACCTGGAGGGTCTATTGTGATTATTATGACCCGATGGGCAGAAAATGATTTAACGGGTAAGTTGTTGAAGCAACAGGCGCGAGATGTTTTGGCAGATAAGTGGGAGGTTGTTGAATTCCCTGCTTTGATGCCTGAGACTGATGAGCCGTTGTGGGGAGAGTATTGGAAAAAGGAAGATTTACTTTCTGTCAAGGGAAGTTTATCGGTAGGTAAGTGGGAAGCTCAGTGGCAGCAAAACCCGACGAGTGAACAGTCTGCTATTTTAAAGCGAGATTGGTGGAAGCGTTGGGAGAAAAAAGAGTTGCCGCCTTTGGAGTATATTATGCAGAGTTATGATACGGCTTTCAGTAAAAAAGAGTCTGCTGATTATAGCGCGATAACTACATGGGGTGTTTTTTATCCTAAGGAGGGTGAACCGCCGAACATTATTCTTGTTGATGCTTCCCGTGGTAGATGGGATTTTCCTGATTTGCGTAGGCGAGCGTTAGAAGAGTATAAGTATTGGGACCCTGAGTGTGTTTTAATTGAGGCGAAAGCTTCGGGGATGCCGTTAACCCAAGAGTTGAGAGCTATGGGTATACCAGTGCAGAATTACAGCCCGAGTAGAGGCAATGATAAATTTACTCGAGTGAATTCAGTTGCGCCTTTGCTTGAAAGTGGTTTAGTGTGGGCTCCAGATACTAGATGGGCCGAGGAAGTTATTGAAGAGTGTGCTGCTTTCCCTGCTGGAGAGCATGATGATTATGTTGATACTGTAACACAGGCTTTACGCAGATTCAGAGAAGGAGGCTTTATCCAACACCCCGAAGATTATGAGGAAGAGGATACAGGTCCTAGGATAAGGAAGTATTATTAATGGCACTACCCCCACGTCCGAGCAATATTGATAGAGCGTTAGTACAGGCTCCGAATGATTTCTTAAGTATAGAAGATGATAATCTTGCCCAACAAGAAGATGATTTTTTAAATGTAGAAATTGTTGAGAATGAAGATGGGGCTGAAGTAACTTTTGGCGAGGATGAAGAAACTCTTGGCGAAGAGCCAGAAAACTTTTTCGATAATTTAGCCCCGATGGTTTCCGATGCTTCGTTAACTGGTGTTGCGAGTTATGTGCTAGAGTCTGTAGAAGAGGACCGCAATAGCCGTGATGATTGGGAAGATACTTATGTCAAGGGTTTAGATTTGCTTGGTATGCGGTATGAAACCCGTTCCGAGCCTTTTGATGGTGCTACTGGAGTAATCCACCCGTTGTTGAATGAGGCTGTTACACAGTTTCAGGCCCAAGCTTATAAAGAGATGTTACCAAGTTCTGGCCCTGTGCGAGCTAATATTGTTGGTTTGCCCAGCCCTGAAACTGAGCAACAGGCGAAACGTGTTCAAGAATATATGAATTACCAAATTATGTATGGTATGGAAGAGTACGAACCAGAGTTTGACCAGATGTTATATTATCTTGGTTTGGCGGGTAGTGCTTTTAAAAAGGTTTACCGTGATGAAGGTTTGGGACGCCCTGTAAGTAAGTTTATCCCTGCGGAAGATGTGCTTGTACCTTATGTTGCTACTGATTTAAAAACTGCTGAGCGTGTTACACATTCTATAAAGATGTCTGAGAATGAGTTACGCAAGTTACAAGTGTCTGGTTTTTATCTCGATATGGAGAAAAAAGGTGGAAAGACTGATGGGTCTGACACTATTACTGATGCTTATGATGATATTGAGGGCAGATCGCCGTCGGGTACGGATGAGCAGTTTACGTTGTATGAATGCCATTGCTTTTTGGATCTCGATGATTACCCCGATGTTGATGAAGAGGGTGAAGAGACAGGTATAAAGCTCCCTTATATTGTAACAGTTTGCCTTGATACAAGCGAAGTGTTGTCTATTCGGCGTAATTATAAGCCAGATGACCCTAGAAAAAATAAAATCCCACATTTTGTGCAGTATAAGTTTACTCCAGGATTAGGTTTTTATGGTTTTGGCTTGATTCACTTGCTTGGGAACTTGTCCCGTACAGCTACAGCTAACTTACGACAGTTAATTGATGCGGGTACGTTGAGTAATATGCCAGCAGGATTTAAAGCTAGAGGTTTACGGATTGCAGATGAGGCAAACCCGCTCAGTCCTGGAGAGTTTAGGGATGTTGATGTTCCTGGAGGTGATTTAAAAGCCTCTTTAATGCCGTTACCTTATAAAGAACCTTCTGCGACGTTGTTCCAGTTGATGGGTTTCGTAGTAGAAGCAGCCCAACGGTTTATAGGGACAACCGATATGGGTATGGGGCAGGGTAATACAGAAATGCCTGTTGGTACTACGATTGCTTTGTTGGAACGTGGCAATAGGATTGTAAGTGCCGTTCATAAGCGACTCCATTCGTCTATGAAATTAGAGTTAAGGATGCTTGGGCGGTTATTTTCAGAAGATCCAGCACCTTACCCTTATGCAGTAGGCGTAGATGGGCAGATAAAAACCCAAGATTTTGATGGTCGTGTAGATATACTGCCAGTAAGTGACCCTAACATCTTTAGTATGTCACAAAGAGTAGTTTTAGCCCAAGAACAGTTGAAATTAGCCCAAGCAGCGCCTGAGTTACACAATTTGTATGAATCATATAAGCGTGTTTATGAAGCGTTAGGTGTGAATAATATTGAACAGATATTAAACCCTGAGCCCGAGCCGCAGCCTTTAGATCCGTCAACAGAAAACCAAGAGGCTAGTAAGGTAGCGGGTGGACAAGGGCAAATGCAAGCTTTCCCTGAGCAAGATCATGATAGTCATATAGCTGTACACGCTGCGTATATGAATAGTAAGATTGCACAAATGCAGCCACCACTTTTAATGACCCTTGAAAAGCATATTTACGAACATTTGGGTATGAAAGCCCAAGTTGCACACGATCAACAAATGGCACAGGACCCACAGGCACAACAGCAACAGCCTGAGGAACACGCTAAGATGATTGCTCAAATACAGGCGCAATTAATTGCTGAATACCAAAAGGCCCAACCTCCTGCACAAGAAGATGACCCACTTGTACGCATTAAGGAACAGGAGTTGCAGTTACGTGAACAAGAGATGCAAGCGGATCAACAGAGCGATCAACAAAAACTTGCGCTAGACCAACAACGAGCTCAACAAACTTTCCAATTAGGACAAGATCGTATAGATAGTACAGAAGACATAGCTCAAATGCGAGCCCGTATTGCTATACAGAAACAAAATCAAACGAGGGGGTAACTATGGTAGTCAACCGCAAAAAAGCAGTAGAAGAGCGTAAAAAGAGGGAACGGCGTAAAAGAGATCTTACTGTCACTGAAGGCGGTCGCGGAGATGGTGCTGCGGAAACTATGGATCGCAGAATTGAATACCCTAAACACCTTGTACGAGATGCTACTTCTAAAGCGGTGACGGGTGAGCCTGTGCGTTATAATCTAGGCACTCCCGAACGTGGGGCTGGGATTGCAAAACGCGGAACACGCAAAACAAGGATAACTTGAAGTCATGGCTGGTAAAAAGAAAAAGGCAAAAGACGAAGGAGCCCTCCATGTTGCAATTATTATTGGTGAAAACAAAAAATCTAATGGAGGACCTCGGGATGTCGCTCGTCAGGGGATGTCGGCGGGTGGAAAACCTGAGTTTATGGGGAATGCCTATCCTTCAGCCGATACTGACAGGGTTAGTCGTGGTGGTGGTATTGCGGTTACTGGGGTAAAATTTAGAGGGATTAAATAAATGGAAAAACGATTAAAGCAACTTGTGCAGTTAGCAGAAGATGGTGATGAAAACGCGGCATCAGATATTGCTAAAGAGTTTCCCGCCCAATTTGAAAAGATATTTGGAATCCCTATGCCTAAGTTGGTGAAAATGGGTCATGGTGGTGTAGTAACATCTGTAAAGACTCCTTCTACCCGCAAGAAAAAAGTAGCCAGACCCCAAGGGGTGCGGTCTGCTAAAAAAGGTTTTGGCAAAGCGTACATGACATGACAGAGTTTGACAAAGCAGATCTAGATAAGAATGGCACGATTGAACGGAGTGAGTGGAATAAACTTGCGTTAGAAGATCGTAGGCTTGTTATTGTTGACCAAGATCTGAAACGAAATGCAGAACGTCGGTTTACGGGTTTGGCTTTAATGGGTATGTTGGTTTATCCGTTTATTATTTTGTTTGCCTCAGTGTTGGGCTTTGATAAGGCAGCTGCGTTGATTACGGATATCGCATCAGTATATGTGATTGCAGCGTCAGGTGTGGTTGCCGCGTTTATGGGATTCAATGCGTATTCTGCAAAAGCAGATAACAAGAAAAGTTCTATAGCGTTTGATAAAGAATAGGAAGGTATAGTTGAAATGGCAATGTATCCACACAGCGGTATGGGACCCAGCGGACCTTATCCTGCTAATATGTCTGAATCGCCCACACCTCAAGTAGTCACCCAGCCTTTCCCAGACCCGAACGAGCAAAGGAACGCTTTGACAAGTTCGCAATTTGATGCGAGCATGATGGGTCAACCTTTAATGAGTCAAGGTGGGATAGAACAATATCTTCAACCTTTTTTGCAACAGATGCAACAGAAACACCAACAAGAAATGCAGGGAAAAATACAGCCTTATGTACAAGAAGTGCAACAGTTGACTGATGAAACTTTTCCTAACTCTTCTTCAATGCAAGGTATGGGTGGCGGGACTTTTAACCCTATGGAGTCCGAAAATGATTTTTTTCGGCGGTCTCTTCAAGGTCTTGCTTCTTTGCAAGGGGGATTGCAAGGTCAAGGAGTTAGCCCCTCTAGTTTTTTCAACTCTCCCCAGTACCAACAATTTGAAAACAATGTATATTAAAATAACCTGAGGAAAACAAATGTCAAAGAAGAAAATTAGAGGAGTTATTAAAGGCTTGAACAAAGCTTCAAAGCTTCATGCTAAACAAGCCAGAACTTTAAAGACTATTGTAAAACAGAAGCCAACTAAAAAAGTGACTTGAGGAAAAATAAATGGGATTGATTGATACACTGGTAGGTCCTGTCACGGGTATCTTAGATAAATTCATAGAAGATAAAGACCAAAAAGCTAAACTAGCCCATGAAATCGCAACGATGAGCGATAAGTATGCACAGCAAATGTCTTTAGCTCAAGTAGAGGTAAACAAAGCTGAGGCTGCGTCGGGCAGTTTGTTTAAAGGCGGTTGGAGACCTTTTGTTGGTTGGATATGTGGAATTGCTTTGTTGTACCATTTTATTCTCACACCTTTGATTTTATTTGGAGTAGGGCTTTCAGGAGCAACTATCCCACCCCTGCCTGAATTTGATATGAGTAGTTTGATGACCGTATTAATGGGTATGCTCGGTTTAGGTGGTTTAAGAACTTATGAGAAACAAAAAGGTTTGACTAAATGATAGACAATTTTGATAAATGTTTGGGAATGCTTTTAGAACATGAGGGGGGTTTTGTTAACCACCCCCGCGATCCAGGAGGTATGACTAACCTTGGGGTTACCCAGCGGGTTTATGAAAGGTGGGTGGGCAAGAAAGTAACTGAAAAAGATATGCGTGATCTTACAGTTGAACAAGTTGCCCCGATCTATAGAAATGATTATTGGGATAAATGTAAGTGCGATCATTTGCCTAGCGGGTTAGACTGGTCAGTTTTTGATTGGGCAGTAAACTCTGGTCCAGGACGAAGTGCTAAAGCTTTGCAGGGGATTATCGGTGCAACGCAAGATGGAGGCATTGGCCCATTAACTTTAAAGTTGATAGAGCAGCATGATCCTAAAGAAATGATTAACAAAATGCACGACAAACGGCAGGGCTTTTATGAAGGGTTGAAGACATTTGACACTTTTGGAAAAGGTTGGTCACGCAGAAACCTTGAGACCCGACAAAAAGCTTTAGAGTTACTTACATGAATGAGCTTTACATTTATGAGAATATGCTTAAAAATGTTCGTGATCGGCAAAGTTTGATTCAAGAGGCTTTATGTTTTGGCCCCGTATCAGATTTTACCGCCTTCAAGGAGCTCCGAGCTAGGCTCGGGGAGCTTGCCCAAACAGAACAGGATTTAAAAGACCTGCTAGAGAAAGTAAATAAAGTATGACAAAAACACTATATGTGCCTGATTATATTGCTAAGAAGAATAAAAAACAAAAACAAGAAGAAAAAGGCGATTTAGAAAAAGCTTATGTATCTGCAGAAGACAGGTACTTAGAACCTTCTAAACTCACCGACAGCGCTCTAGATAAATTACCGCAACCGACAGGTTGGCGTCTTTTGATTTTGCCGTACCAAGGTAAGAAACAAACGATGGGCGGTATAATTGTCCCTGATGAAGTCCGGGAACGAGAAGCAGTTGCCACTGTATGTGGGTATGTATTGAGAGTTGGTCCGCTTGCGTACCATGACTCTAACAAATTTGGCGAAGATACTATTCCTTGGTGTAAAGAAAAGGATTGGGTGTTGTTCGGCAGATACGCGGGTAGTAGATTCAAAATTGAAGGAGGAGAAGTCCGCATTCTCAATGATGACGAGATTATAGCTCGCATTAATAATCCTGATGATATATTGCACCTTTAATTTCATGGAGTAACCATGCCACAAAAAGCACAAAAAGAAGATCAAGAAATGGAACTTGAGGATAAAGACTCAGATGAAATAGAAGTTGAAGTTCTTGAAAACGAGGACGATTCTCAACAAGGAACTGCCGACAAACCTGAACAGTCAAGCGATGAGCTGGAGCAGTATAGCGATGGTGTTCAAAAACGTATCAGTAAGCTAACTGCTAAAATGCGTGAAGCTGAACGTCGTGAGCAAGCAGCGTTAACGTATGCTCAATCAGCTAAACAAGAGTTAGAAGAAAGCCAAAAGAAAAATGCTTCTTTAGATTCTTCTTTTGTTCAAGAGTTTGACAACAGGGTAAAGTTGCAAGACCAACTCTATAGGAACAATTTAAAAGAAGCTATTGACCGTGGCGATGTTGATGCTCAAGTTGAAGCTCAAAGTCAACTGGCAGGTGTAGCTTCTAATAATGACAAACTTGCTATGGTCAAACGGCAACAAGAGCAACGAGCTCTTCAGCCTGTTCAGCCTTTGCAACAACAACCCGCTCAACCTAGAGCTACCCCCGCTGACCCTAAAGCTACCGCATGGGCAGATAAAAATGATTGGTTTGGCTCAGACGAACCGATGACTTTGACTGCATTTTCTATTCATAAGACTTTAGTAGAAACTGAAGGGTTTGACCCCCACAGTAATGATTACTATACTGAAATAGACAGGCGGATCAGGCAAGAGTTCCCCCATAAGTTTGGTGCATCTACCCGTCAAAGTGGTCCTGCGGTTGCTTCGGCAAGTCGTGGTGGACAAAAACGAGGCAAACAAAAAATACAGCTAACAAAATCAGAGGTTGCAATCGCTGACAAGCTTGGTGTATCTTATGAACAATATGCGAGACAAAAATCTCGTATGCAGAATACGTGAGGATAAATTATGAATGATCGAAGCCCACGCTCTTCCCAAACAAGGGAAAAAACAGTCCGCAATAAACCGTGGGCTCCACCGTCACAATTAGACGCTCCTAACCCCCCAGAGGGCTACGTTCATCGATGGGTCCGTGAAACAGTCATGGGTTTCGATGATAAGAAGAACCTTTCTGCTCGGCTACGCGAAGGCTTTGAATTAGTTCGTGCTGATGAGTATCCTGACTTTGAAGCTCCTACCGTCCAAGACGGTAAACACGCAGGTGTTATTGGAGTTGGTGGTCTAGTACTCGCAAGAATCCCTAAAGAAACAGTTAGTCAACGATCGGCTTACTTCCAAGGTCAAACTAATGATCAAATGGATGCAGTTGACAACGATCTTATGAGGGAGCAACACCCATCCATGCCTATTAGCAAACCTGATAGGCAATCTCGTGTAACCTTCGGAGGAGACAAATCTTCCGAGTAATATTTTTTAGGAGACTAATCCATGGCGAATATAGATTCCCCTTTTGGACTGCGGCCTCATAATAAATTAGGGTCAACACCGAACGGAAACGGTTTAACGGCTTACAAAGTACAAATTGCAGGAGTAGCAGGATCTTCCAGTGCCATCTTTCAAGGTGACATGGTAATTCCTCTTACAAACGGTCTTGTATCTGTAAGTGCAGCAGACGGTGGTTCAGTGGCGATCTTAGGTGTTATGGCAGGTTGTGAATACATCGACCTCAACGGCAAGCCTCGATTTGACAACAATTATCCTGCAACAGCCTCATTAAAATCAGGCACAGAAGCTACTGTGTTTGTTTATGATGATCCTTTTCAGGTTTTTGAACTTCAATGCGATGCTACTTTAACAAATCTTGCTACAGCAACAGCTTTAATTCATTCTAATGCTGAAGGCGCAGGATTTGGCACCGAACACGCAAATGGTATCTCATCTGGTGAGTTGTCTGTTGCGTCTGCGGGTGCAACAACTGCCACCGACAACTTTCGAATTATCGGCTTTAAAGATAGTGCTGATATTGATTTCACCTCAGCGGGGGTAGTAGCTTTAGTTAAACTAAATCTGCCGTTTCACCTCGATACAACTGGTCTATAAGGAGATAAAGATATGGCTATAGCAAGATCCCAACTCCTTAAAGAATTAGAGCCTGGACTTAATGCTCTATTCGGACTGGAGTATGACAGGTATGACAATGAACACGCTGAAATATTCGAAACTGAGTCTTCAGACCGAGCGTTTGAAGAAGAAGTAATGCTAAGTGGCTTTGGTGCTGCTCCTGTTAAAGGAGAAGGTTCTGCGGTTTCATTTGACATAGCTAATGAGTCTTTCACGGCTCGTTACACACACGAAACAATAGCTCTAGCGTTTGCGATTACGGAAGAGGCTGTAGAGGATAACCTTTACGATCGACTCAGTTCTCGTTACACTCGTGCTTTGGCTCGTTCAATGTCAAACACTAAGCAGGTTAAAGCTGCTGCTGTTTTGAACAATGCGTTCTCTAGCACAGTAACTTATGGCGACGGTAAAGAGCTTTGCGCGACTGACCACCCGACTAATGGCGGTGGGAATTTTCGGAATGAGCTGGCTACTGCTGCTGACCTTAACGAAACATCTTTAGAGCAGTCGTTAATTGACATCTCTGCATTTATCGATGAGCGTGGACTGAAAATTGCTCTGCAAGGACGCAAAATGATTATCCCACCAGCACTTCAGTTTGTAGCTGAGCGTTTGATGGCAAGTAATCTGCGTACAGGAACAGCAGACAATGATATCAATGCACTCCGTAATATGGGTATGTTGCCAGACGGTTATGTAGTAAATCACTTCTTAACCGACACTGACGCATTTTTCATTAAAACGGATGCACCTAACGGCTTTAAACATTTTGAGCGTAGTGCTGTCAAAACGTCTATGGAAGGCGATTTTGATACAGGCAATGTTCGTTATAAGGCCCGTGAGCGTTATAGCTTTGGTGTTTCAGACCCACGTTGTGTGTTTGGTTCTCCAGGAGCTTAATTCTGTTACGAATAAACTTGAAAAGAGCAGCTTGTCAGCTGCTCTTTTTTTATGTAAGATGACGATATCTCTTGACAATTACATGATGTAATTGACATAGCCCACGACAAGGAGACAAACATGGGTAATACAACATTCCAAGGTGCAGTCCGCTCACGGAACGGCTTCACTAAAATCACCACTGACGCAAGTACAGGCGGTGATACTACAAATTCAACTTATTCCACCAGTGCTTCTGTAGGCGGCGACCTTACGGTTCTTGGGTCTGTTTTGTCTGGCGCAAACCCCACGATGAAAGGTCTAACTGTAACTGCTAAAGCCACGTCTGGCACTGTTACTTACGTTGCTGGAATTAACATCAACCCATTCACTGGCGGCGCACAGCAGATTACTACTCTGCCAGCAGCGACAGTAGGTGTTGTTGTTGTCCACGCTCAATCCGTAGACACTACTGGTGGCACTGCTTTCTTGAGCTTTGATTGCGCGGGCACTGATTCTTATGAAACAGGCAGCGTTATTGAAAGCCGTACAAGCAGCGCAGTTGTGTTTGATACGTCTACTTCGGGTGAAACTTTATTGAAGTTTACTCCTGCGAATGCAACAACAAATTTAATGAGCATTGGTTCTTACATCTACTTTACTTGCGCGACAGCAGGAAAATGGAATGTCTCGTATAACCTTCAGCATCTTGGCGCGGGTACTACTGGTACGTTTCTTTTCGCAGCCTAATGTTTAATTTGGCGGGGTTAACGCCCCGCCTATGTTTTATAGGAGATTAAAATGGCAGGATCAGACGTACAAGTCGTCTTTATAACTGATGAAAACGCAGCCGATCCAGATCGGTTAGTTACAGCAGCTCGACCAAATACATCAGCGACGATGGCGGCAACTACCTTCTTAGGTGGTGGTGCTAGAAATGTAACTGTCACGACGGCTGGAACTGGCGACAACAACAAAACTTGTACTATAACAGGCACCGATGTTTTCGGAAATGCTATGACTGAAGTAATAACTTCAACTGGGTCTGCTGAAGCAGTAGCAGGTGCTAAGTTATTTGTCACAGTTAGTGCCGTAGAATGTTCTGCTCAGTATGCTGCAAACATCACAGTTGGTTCAGGAAGTTTGTGTGCAAAAGCTGCGGGAGGCGGTGGCAGAGTTCGGCTTGTAGGAACTTCTATTGTATCTGCAGGAACAGCAGGGTTAGTTGATTTTTATAATGGAACACCAGAAGATGGAACCATTGTTTTCAAAGCCCAAACTATTGGTACAGACCATGCTACAGTAGATAATACTATCCCTGACGAAGGCCTGTTGTTTAAAGATGGGTTAGCTATTGGGTACACTGTTGCGACCGTTTCATTGATGAACATTTTTCACGCATAGGGGTTTAATTCTTAGGAGTTGTTATGGCTACTACTAAAAATGTAAAACGAACAGCTTCAGGTAGAGTTGTTTACAGAGGCGAGAGTTTCGCAGGATTTAACAAGCCCAAGAAAACACCAAGTGCTAAAAAGAAATCTGCTGTTTTAGCTAAAAAAGGCACCGAGATAAAACTCGTTCGTTTTGGCGACCAGAATATGTCAATTAAAAAAGATATACCTGCCAGAAGAAAAAGTTTTAGAGCAAGACACAGTTGCGATACTGCTAAAGATAAATTCAGTGCGCGATATTGGTCGTGCAAAGCGTGGTAAAATGACAGTGAAAGAAATGTTAGCATTATTAGAAAAACATGAAGAAGAATGCAACCGTAGGTACTCAAAAATAGAAAGAGGCCTTGAAAAGTTAGATATGCGTATGTGGGGAATTGCTGCTTTGATTGTTGGTGCAGCAATTCTTGAAAAGTTATTTTCATGACTATTACTCGTGGTCAAATGAGGGAGCAAACGATGGCAAACAAAGGTCTTTACTATAATATAAACCAACAAAAGAAAAACAAAAAATCTAGGTCTAAGAAAAACTCTACTATATCCCCTAAAGCCTATGCTAATATGCAAGCAGGTTTTCCGGACAAACCTAAAAAAATGAAAGATGGGGGTAAGGTTGTTAAAGGACCTTATAGTTAACGAATGAGTTATTTACAAAGCAATATCCCGTACTTTAAGTGTTGGGTTCGTAAAGAGTACACCCACAATCACGAAAAGTATCACGGCGAGTTTTTACACGCTATGGTTATTGCTGTTACGACTGTCCCAAATAGAAGCTTGAGTTTCCAAGTTATATTTACGGGATGTGAGGCAGAAGGTGAAGAAGAGGATACAGTTCACGGTGGTGCGATGTGGGCTAGAATGCCTATAACGGGTTTGGTTGGAGATGTCCCGTTAGAACAGTGGCCAGAGCCTATGCAAACTTATGAGGCACAGCCTTGGGATTGTTCTTCGCATAATCATTCAGTTTATGTAATGGACAGAACTACACCTTGTCCTTGGTTAGCAAAGATTAATGGGGAAATGTTCCCAGCAAAGTATTTGTTTACTGTAGATTATACAGAAAGCGAAATAGCTGATGATCCCGCACAGCACAAACAGTCACACGTTTTACAGTTATTAGATGCAGGGGAATGGACGGGAAACATCGTAGCATTACCTAACAACAGGGTTAGAGTTACACACCCTGCGTGGTTTTCAACAGGAGAAGGAGCACCAGATTTTAGACCTTCACAACATATACACTATTCAAAATCTGATTTAGACTATACGCTAGATGTGAATAGAATTTTTGACAACTTGTACAAAAACGGAGATGACGATGAAAAAAGTTAATGCTAAAAAGAATCCAGGTCTTGCTAAACTGCCTAAAAAAGTCCGCAACTCAATGGGCTACATGAAAAATGGTGGCAAGGCTATGAAGCCCAAGGGTATGAAGATGGGTGGCAAGACAATGAAGCCCAAGGGTATGAAGATGGGTGGCAAGACAATGAAGCCCAAGGGTATGAAAATGGGCGGTGCTACATCAATGAAGCCCAAGGGTATGAAAATGGGCGGTGCTATGAAGCCCAAGGGCATGAAGAGCGGTGGAAAAGTGATAAAAGGACCTTATAGCTAATGGCAGTTTCAGGATCAGTCGATTTTGAACCAGATGTAGCAGAGTATATAGAAGAAGCGTTTGAGCGTTGTGGTTTAATTGTTAACTCAGGTTACGATTTAAAAACAGCAAAGCGTTCTTTAAATTTACTTTTTGCAGACTGGGCGAATCGTGGGTTAAATCGTTGGACTATTGAGCAGGTATCTTTGCCGTTAGTTACAGGTGTTGCTGATTATCCTGCCGGAATATTAAATATAGTCGTAGGGACTGTTAACGCTTTTATTGAGGGTGAAAATATTACAGGTGTAACAAGTGGTGCTACTGCTTTAATAACAAGTGCTACTTCTGCTACTGTTTTTGCTATAACTATACCTTCAGGGACATTTGTTGCGGGTGAAACTATTGTAGGTGAAACAAGTGGTGCTTCTACAACGGTGACTTCTGCGGTAGACTTTTCTAACGTACGAAGCACCATAGACGTTTTGTCTGCTGTTATAAGACAAAATGATGGGTCAGGTAATCAGTCAGACATAGCTATTGGTCGTATTAGTAGGGACACATATATTAACATCCCCAGCAAAACAACAACAGCAAGACCTACACAGTTTTATATAGATAGGCAAATCACACCTATTGTGAAATTGTGGTCAACCCCTGATGCACTAACTTACACTCTTGTGTTTGACAGGCTTGTTAGAATAAATGATGTAGATGACCCACAAAATACAGTGGATGTGCCTTTTAGGTTTTATCCTTGTTTAGCCGCAGGTCTAGCTTATTATCTAAGTTTAAAGAAAGCCCCTAGTCGTGTGCAACTATTGAAGGCTGTGTATGAAGAAGAATTTGAACGAGCTGCGGCGGAAGATCGTGATCGTGCCAGTTTAACATTAACCCCTAGCAAAGATTATTACTCGTTTATAAGATGAAGTATGCAACTGGAAAACACTCTTTAGCTCTTTGTGACCGCTGCGGTCAACAATACGACTATGTGACTTTACGAAAAGAGTGGACTGGTTTTAGGGTTTGTCCTGAGTGTTTTGAACAAAAACACCCTCAGTTAGAACCCCGTACTGTACGGTTTGAGCCAGAGGCGTTATGGCATCCTCGCCCTGATGAAAAAGAGCCCCTTCAAATTTTAGTTGGGCAATCTGTTTTCCCTCCTCTTGCTAATTTGTCCCTGCAAGGGGTCACTTCGATAGGAAGAGTAGGTCTAGAAATATCTGATACAGGCCCAACAGCGTTTGTGAGGGGTTTTTCCGCGACGGCTTCTGTCGGCAGTGTTGCGACTCCAGATACGGGTGTATTAACGGGTGTTGCAGGAACAGGCTCTGTTGGTGCTGTTACAATTGTTACTGGTAGCTCAACAGCTTCAAGATTTGATAGCACATCTGTAAAATTAGATTCCACCACAAAAACATTTGACGAGGGATAAGACATGGCAAAGCAAGCAGTAGGCATAGGATCATCGGCTAACGATGGAGCAGGAGATACTCTTCGTGCAGGTGCAGATAAAATTAATGATAATTTTAATGAAGTATATGCAGCTCTAGGAAACGGCACAACACTAACGGACATAATAAATTCTGATGGGATTATAGATGTAAGTTCTGGTGCAAACAGAATTGTGTTTTATTATGCGAATCTTAGCGACCTGCCTAGTGCAGGAACATATCATGGCGCAGTGGCGCACGTTCACGCGACGGGGGGGTTGTACTTTGCACACGCTGCCGCATGGGTTAGACTAAATGATGAAACGACTGGGCCTGTGACTAAATATACTGCGGGTGTAAACGGATCGTCCGCATTTACATTTACAGGACCTGGAGCTACTTCTGGCAACAACCCTAATTTTACTTTTTATAAAGGACATACTTATTTGATTGATAATACAGCAAATGTAAGCAGTCATCCTTTACAAATAAGAGTCTCATCAGGAGGGTCTGCTTTTACAACAGGGGTTACAGAAAATTACAGCTCCACTACAGGATTAACACAATTTATTGTACCTCACGAACCGAGTGATACCTCTTTAGTGTATCAATGCACAAACCATAGTGGTATGGTTGGAAATATAACAATAGTGTGATGAAATGAGTTTTACATATACAACATTAAAAGCAGCCTTAAAAGATTACACGCAAAACGATGAAACGTCTTTTGTGTCTAACTTGCCGCTATTTATTAGACTTGCAGAAGAGCGCATCTTAAAATCAGTTCAGTTAAGTGTGTTTGAGAAAAACGCGTCTGGTACTATGACAGCAAACAACCAGTTTTTAACAGCTCCGTCAGATTTTTTATCGGCTAATTCTTTAACAGTTACTAACAGCAACAATTTTGAATACCTACATTTTAAAGAAACAGAGTTTGTTAGGTCGTATAATCCTAACCCTGCAACAACAGGAACCCCTAAATACTACGGGCTATTTGATGTAGATAACTTCCTTATCGCCCCTACTCCTGATAGTGGGTATACAGTTAATCTGAGTTATTTTTATCGCCCTACGAGTTTAACTCAAAGTTTGTTTCAGGTTTCTTTAAATTCTGTTACGGGGACATTTACTACCAGCGATACTATCACGGGTAGCTCTAGCGGAGAAACAGCTACAGTCAGTGCGTTACCTTCTTCAACTGTTTTAACAACAACCATACCCAGTGGTGACTTTACTGTTGGCGAAACTATTACGGGTAGCTCTAGCGGAGCCACAGGCACCTTAGTTTCCGCAGGTTCGGACATAACTGAGTCTTGGATTAGCGAAAACGGCGAACTTGCTTTACTTTACGGATCTTTAGTTGAGTGTTATACTTATATGAAAGGTGAACAAGACGTAATGGCTATGTACAATTCTAGGTTTGCAGAGTCTCTTGCTAGACTTAAGAATCTAGGCGAAGCCAAACAAATAACGGATGAGTTTACTTCAGGGCCATTAACGAAAGCTAGAACATAATGTTTACAGAATCCATTGGGGTTACAGTTGGATCAGTAGGAGTTCAGACTACAGACAACAGGGGGTTTACCCCAGAAGAAACAGCGACGAGATGCGTCAATAAAATTATTGGTATATCTGACAATGCTCCTCCTGCAATACGAGAACAGGCTTATGCCTACCGAAAAGAGATGGAAAAAGTTATTGAAGTATATATGAAACAGGCTATTAAAAGTGATAGGACTACTGTATATAATGCGATAAAAGATTCTGGAAACCTGAAACTTGCAGAATATATAAGGAAAATGTAGATGGCTTTTAATGGCAACTTTCTATGCACCTCATTTAAAGTAGAATTAATGAAGGGGTTACACAATTTTACAGCAGCGAGTAACGTGTTCAAATTAGCTTTGTATACTAACAGTGCTACTTTTACCGCTGCAACTACTGCGTACACCTCTGGCAACGAGGTCAGTGGTACGAACTACACAGCTAAAGGGAACTTTTTAACGAGTGTGACCCCTGTGGCTAGTAGCACAACAGCTCTAGCTGATTTTGCAGATGAAGTGTTCAGCACTGTAACGATATCGGCTGTAAGGGGATGTTTGATATACAACGAGGCAGCTACGGGTGATCCAACGGTAGCCGTGTTGGATTTTGGTGCAGATAAAGCGGCTAGTTCCGGCGACTTTACAATTGTGTTCCCAACAGCCGATGCGAGTAATGCGATCATTAGGATAGCCTAATGTCTACCACTGTAGCGTTTACAGGTTGGAACAGTATTCAAAGTGGTTGGAACACAAGCACTTGGGACACTAGCCTTCCTTTTTCACTTACGGCTACAGGTAGCGTTGGTTTAGCTGCCCTAGAAGGCGACGGTATAGTTGCTGTTACAGGAGTTGCAGGAACCGCTGCATTAGGTAACATCTTTTCTACAAATATAGGAATTAGCGCAACAGGTGCCGTAGGCTCTGCAACGATTATAGGCAAGGCGAATGTCTCTGTAACCGGAGTTGCTGGCACAACCGCCTTGGGCGGTTTCTTTACCACCAACACAATGACTGACGTAAAGATGATCGCCTCGGTTAATGGTGCAACGGCAGTAACTGTGGGTAACGCTAATGTCCCTGTTACAGGAGTTAGCGCAACAGGACTAGTAACATCTATAGAAGAGTTTCCTATTGTATGGGGTCAAATTATACCTAGCCAAAACTCTAATTTTAGTGCAATATCACCAAGTCAGACCCCTTCTTGGATAGACGTGGCAGCATAAGGATAACTTTAAATGGCAAGCTCATATGTAAACGATCTAAGATTAGAAGAAATAGGGTCTGGCGAACAATCAGGAACGTGGGGGGACACAACCAACACTAACCTTGAATTAATTGCAGAGGGCCTTAGTTACGGTACTGAGGCTATAACAACAAACGCAAATACGCATACCTCAACAGTTGCTGATGGTGCAACAGACCCTGCTCGGTCTATGTATATTGAATACACGGGTACATTAGACTCAGCGTGTACAATTACAATAGCTCCGAATACTTTGTCTAGAATGCACTTTATAGAAAACGGTACAAGTGGTTCGCAAAACATTATTATTAAGCAAGGCTCTGGGGCAACGATAACAATACCTCCAGGAGACACTAAAGCTGTTTATTTAGATGGTGCAGGATCTGGTGCTGCTGTTGTAGACGCTTTTGCCTCGTTGAATGTTGTTGACCTCAAGGTTCAAGACGATCTGACGGTTACGGATGATTTGGTTGTTGGTGGATTAGCCACAATCGGTGAAACTCTTGCCGTGACAGGCGTTCTGACTGCTAGTGACGATGTAAAATTAGCCCATGATGGGGCTATTCTTGGCTTTGGCGCAAATAATGATGTAACACTTACACACGTACATGACACAGGACTACTTCTTAATAGCTCAAGACAATTACAGTTTGGTGATAGTGCGACACACATTGCTCAAAGTGCTGATGGTGTGCTTACGATTACATCTGATAATGCGATTGTTCTTGATGCAGGAGGCGATGCGAGTATTGACATTGATGGTGCTGATTTAAATATTAAAGATGGTGGAGTAGCTTATTTACAAATCACACACTCTAGTCCTGATTTACATTTAAAAAATCCTATTCAAGATGGAGACATCTTGTTGATTGGCAATGATGGTGGTTCAAATGTTACAGCATTGAAGTTGGACATGAGCGCGGCTGGTGCAGCTACGCTTGCAGGAAATTTAACTGTAACTGGTACTACATTAAACTTACCCACTGCAAATTCTTATATCACAGGCGCTGGACATAATGTCTTTCAAGTGGATGCTAACATTACTTATTTTTATGGCGGTGGTGGAGGCGTATCGTTTAGAACAGCCGATAATTCGGCTGCATTAATTAATATTACTAATGCAGGTATACTATCTACAGTAACACCGGGAACGTCTAACTTTAGAATGGGTGTAAACGCAGGGGATGCAATAACCGCTAACACTAACTACAACACTGTCGTGGGCGATGAGTCAGGAACTGCTATAAATGGTGGTGACCAGAATACGGCTTTGGGCTACAAATCATCATTCTCTCTCGTAACCGGATCGAATAACACAGCCCTTGGTTTTCAAGCAAATTTCTTTAGCACTGGAAGTAGTAATACGGTAGTTGGTGCAGCAGCAGGGACATACAATACCACAGCAGCAAATTCAACATTTGTAGGCTTCCAAGCGGGTCAAGGTGTAGATGGAGCTAGACTTACAGGAAACCTCAACACTGCGGTTGGCTCAAATGCTGGACTTAATCTTCGAGGCGCTGCTACACAAAATACTTATGTGGGCGCTGATACTGGGGCAGCTACAACAACAGGTGGTTACAATACAGCCATGGGGTATCAGGCGCTTGATTCCAACCAAACTGGAACTTATAATCAAGCATTCGGACTTAATGCTATACACACACTCACCACAGCTTCTTACAACTGTGCCTTGGGAACCTATGCTTTAGGCACCACAAACGGTGCTGGAAATATTGCGATGGGGCATTACGCAGGAATATATGTATCATCAGGTACTTACAATGTCATTTTGGGTTATGCGTCAGGGTATTCAGGTAATGATGGAAACCAACTTACCACAGGTGGTAGTAATATCTTAATTGGCAACGCAGCTAATGTGGCTGCTGGTGGTAATAATAGTACAATCCAGATTGGCACTGGGACTGGGAAGGGCAACGGCACAGGGTTTATAACTCCCGGTGGTGGTGGTGTTTACCAAGGTAATAACGCCTCAACTTGGTCGCAGACTTCTGATAGACGCTTAAAGAAAAACATTGTTGACAGTACCATT